AGCGCATCCATGGTAAGGATGAGGTCGCCGGTTCAATCCCGGCAATTAGCATGAAATAGGCAGAAAAGCCCTTGATTTACAAGGGTTTTTATTATGCCTGCCCCAAATCTGCCCCAAATTTTTCAAAGATATTTCTTACCTTGTCATTATTCTTTTCTCTTAGGGCTTCTAGTTGATGGGCGTACACTTTGAGGGTGATATTCAAATTCTCATGTCCCAAAAGCTGTGAGATGGAAATGAGTTCTACCCCTTGGGTAATAAGGTAGGATGCGTATGTGTGTCTGAGCGAGTGGATATGGACATTTCTACCGACTATTTTTTTGATAGTCTTATTAGCTGCAGCATTGGATACAGATGCAAAGATTCTGTTTTGCTCATTCTCTTTCCAGTATTTTTCTTTATACTCTTTCAGTATTGATAATGTCTGCTCATCAACTGGAATTTTCCGAACGGAACTAGCGTTTTTTGTGGGCGCGAAATCATATGTCGTGTTATAGTTATAAGTCTTATTTACATCAATAACTTTTTCGTTGAAATCAATATCATTCCATGTCAGTCCAAGGGCTTCAGAAAATCTCATTCCAGTTACAGCAATTAGATAAATAATTGCATAAGAATGATATTTAATATTCTCTTTAGCAGTGTTGATAAGATCAATATATTCGTCTGTTTCTAGAAATTTAGTTTCTTTTGCATACGATTCAACGGATGAGCGAATAACTGCGAAATCACAAAAATTACGTTCAATAATTCCTTCATGGACAGCCATCTTAATTGCTGCTTTCAAATGATAGTGGAATTTCTCGACAGTTTCTTGAGTGTGGGTGCTACTAAAATCGTTTAATACTTGCTGATACATGGAATTGGTGATGCTATTAAGTCTTGTATCTCTGAAATATAACTTAATTTTACTTTCAGTATGTTGGTATTTTTTCCAAGTTACTGGGCTGACATTTGGTTTTTTATGGATTTTTGCCCAATTTTGAAAGTATTCTAATAAAGTTTGTCGGTCATCTACAATAATATTTTTATTAAGCAACCGTTCAGCTTCAAGTGATGCAGCTTGGGCTAGTTTTTTTGTTTTAAATCCCCCTTTTGATTTTTGACAAAATTTTCCATTAGGAGCCTTGTAACTAATTCGATATTCCCAACCGTTATCTCTTTGTCTGAAGTAGGCCATTGTTTTTACCTCACTTTTTTGATAAAATGGGTATAGTAAAGAGGGCTTTTTAATGCCTTTTACTATACGGATATCCTCACACTCAAAATTTGGCGATGGCGAGAGTGGGGATTTTTAGTTACTTCAACAACGAAAAAATAAAGTGCAGAAGCGGTATCAATACAAATAGTGACATAATTAGGCACCCGATTCCTCCAATGACACCCCCGCATCCTTGTAGTGCTTGCCCGCAACCTTGCAAAGAGTCTCCAGTTTGAGTAAATCCACTATTTTCTACATGACTTTCAAATGAGTGAAAAATCGATTTTATTTCATCTGGATTATATCGTGTTCCGCATTTTAGACAACGATCGGTATGATATGTTAATAAAAACGTTTCATTGCAATGTGGACAAGTATACTTTAATTTCATATTTTTTAAATCCATCTCAATTTTCCTTTCTTAATTTATCAACGATACACACTCTTCCTTAACCATAACCTCATCGGCTATGGTTTTTTATTTCTCTCTATACAGATCCACGACTTCGCCGATAATTCGGAAGTCCGTCTCTGGTGTGATTGGCATATCTTTGTATGCTGGGTTTAGGCTATGTAGGTAGGCTTGGTCTTTATCAATCACCAACTGCTTGATGTAAGCATCGCCGTTATAGTTGAATACACCTATAACTCCGTCATTCAAGTCCACGCTTGTCTGAATGAATACCAGGTCGCCATCGTGATAGTCAGGCTCCATGGAATCCCCTTTGATCGGAATAACAAAGTCAGCATCTACATCTACTGGCAACTCAATCCGTTCAACTCGTACATCGTTCAAATACTGCCCTGTGCCTGCAGAGGCTGGGTGGTCGTAGTAGTCGTAGCTATACAACTGAATGACTTCCGATACTTCGTTTATCTTCGTATTTTCTTCGTTCCTCTGCTCTTTCAGTTGCTTTTCAGCGTACGTCAGGACTTTCTCCTGCCTTGGAGGATTTAGTTCATTGTAGATGGTTTGGATTTGGGGAGTATTTGAAGAAGAGTCATCGACCATGGAATTGTTAGTTACAAATCTAGGATCTAATACAGATTTAGGAACTTCAAAAAAATCTGCAATTTTTTGAACATTACCTGGTATTGGTAAAGAAGTTCCTTTAACATACCCTGTCAATGTGCTAGGCGGTATCCCTGTAGCTCGAGATAACTCAGCTTGTTTACAATTCCTATCAGATAAAATTGAGTTAAGATTTGCAGAAAAGACCTTCATATCCTCTTTATCTTGAGGAGTTAATTTCCCTCGTCCTCTTGCCATATTTTTCCCTCCTATCTTCTTTACTATATAATACCGTTTATTTTCGATTTTGTAAATAAAAAATTCGAAAAAATTACGAGAAAATTCGTAAAAACTATTGACATACGATTTAAATCGTAGTATAATTAAATCAAGCTTAAGGAAATAACAAAAACAAGCAGGAGAAAAGCAATGACTAAAGGACTTACAACACAAGAACAAATCGCACTAGCAAAAGAAATCTTACAAGTTAAGAATCGCAGAGAACGCTCATTGAAACTTGGGGAAATCTTAGATCGTGAAAAACTATCGTCAGATGATATGTACGCATTGTACAATACACTACTAACAGCCATCAGAGTTTACGGCGATGCCATCGGATTTGACGACAAAGACTTTCAAGAAATGGCTCTTACAATCTTAGTTCTTGAAAAGGTTGAAGAGGCTAAACAAGCTAGGGTAGCGTAGAGAGGCGCGATTCCTCTCCTAGCTGTTGCTCATAGAGCGAAAAAAGAGAGAAAGGAGTAGAAAGATGAATGAACTCGAAAAAACAGCCCTCAATGAAGTATTGAGAACCATTAGACTTATAAATGAAAAAGTTGCTGAGGTTGTTGAACTTCAAAGTCAGCAAGAGCTAGCTATTTCTTATCTTCAGGGAATAATGGATGGTTCTGGATCTGATTGAGTTCATCTTGAAGATTTTTCAGAATTGACTGACGGTCACTTATTATTGGTTTTGCATTAAAATCATACTTGTGTACAAGAGAAGAATAAGATTGTTGCTTCTCTAACAGGTTTAGTATCTTGTTTAGCTTTTTAGTTAATTTATCATCAAGCTCTTCTAATGTAACGCTTTTATCAATACGACTTTCAGGCATTTCAAAGTTTTCAAAACTTAGTATTTTAGATTTCAAATTTTCTTTAGAATCTTCAATTTTTGCTACATCCGTATCATAGAAAACGGTACGGGTCGTCATAACATCGAAAGGAAGTCTTTCTCCAACTTTTATGATTGGGACGAGAGGAAGTTCGAGAGCTTGCCTGAAACCTAATTCATAAAACGCATTAGGATTATGTTCAGTCATATCTGCCACAACCATAGGGGCAGTTTTGAGGTAGTTTATAACCGTTTCGTTGATATTATCAACTGCGTTGACGTGGTCAACACGAACGGGTTTATACCCAAGTTCTTCACAAACAGGAGCGATAAGATATCTATATACGTTGTCAGCTCGTTCTCTTGTTGGTGTTCCGGATTCACCAATAGCAGTTACAATAAAACAAATTTTTTCAGTCATGTTTTCTCCAATCATTTTATTTTGATTATACCACATTTGAAAGGGGGTGAGGGAGGGATTTTGAATAATAAAAAGCCTTGACCTACTTTACACTAGATCAAGACCTGCATACTTTGATAAGGTTTCACAGTCGGTGTAAAGCGACTGGTTGAAACTTCGCTGGTCATGCGTCCAGCACTGCAATCAACGTGGTTTGGCTAGTCTTTGAGTGCCGCTCGGTAGTTGTCTGTCAGTCCCGCTATAAGCAGAGCTGCAGTCCCTCTTATAGTCAGCGACAGGCTCCATGCAGTCGCACTCGCAGTAAAAACGTGTTGGTTACCTGGCCAAACTGAATCACTGAACCACAGTCCCCTTCAAAAATTTTGCCAATTTGCATCAGCTCCTTTCTTGTAAAGGAATAACATAACTATATAATATTTTTGAAGAAGTTACATCGGCCTTAAGACCGATTTTTGGAGACGATCATGGAAGATAAAATCATAGAACTAGCTGATTACTTCATCAGCGAGAACACAACGTACAGAGAAGCAAAAATAGCGTGTGAGAAGCTATTTAGACAAGTCAGCCATGAGATTGAACTCAGGGCGCTAGAGAGTGAGACGAGGGCGTGAAATGAGACCAAGGAAATATCCGTACAAACAAAAACCACTCTTTCCTTCAGCAAAAAGAGTGGAGAAAGCAATCAGGGAACTTGAAGCGCTGAAAGAGCACTATCTGAGCTTACCTGATGAATTGAGGCCTAGAGCGAAAGCGCTAGTTGATGAAGAATCGGACTATGTTACTGATTATGATCTTGAGATTGTTTCATTCGAGCTAAGACTTCGTTTTCGTGAGCTCCTAACATTTTTCGAACAATGTCCTTAACTTCACGGACTTTCACTGGTTCGAAAGTATGATTGTCATCACGAACTAGCTCAATGAGCTCATCAATCATTTTATCAATATAAGGGCTATATGCCATAACATTACCTCCTTTCTGACTACATTATAGCAGAATTGCGAGGGACAAATAGAAAAATAAGGAGGTAGGAACGTGCAGAAAATGACATTGAGAGCAATAAGAACAAATTATAACTTATCTGCAAAAGAAGTTGCCGATAAACTTAATATCCATCAACAAACACTGTTGAAGTATGAGCATGATAGTTCAAAAATTCCAATGGACCTTTTAGATAAACTTGCTCGACTATACAATGTTGAAAAGGATTTTATTTTTTTAGGCAAAAAATACGAATTAAATCATAGTTTAGGAGAGGTATGAATGAACAATATTTCACAGAGATAGACATGGATAATCACGAAAGATACTTTAAAATCCCGTATCGGCTGATAGAAGATGATTATTTTTCAGATTTAGATCCGCTGGCCGTCATGGTTTATGGTATTTTGATCGATCGCGTCTCATTATCTCGAAAAAATAAGCAACATTTCACTGACAAAGATGGATATTTGTATGTTGTAGCTACTAACGAAGAAATTGGTAAGTGGATAAAAAAAAGCGAGCCAGTTGTAATCAAATTAAAAAGGCAGCTGATAGAACATGGTCTTTTAAAAGAAAAAAGGCAGGGTGTTAGATTGGCGAATTTACTATATCCTCAGAAAATCAGCACTAAAGAAATTTTAGTTCAAGAACTTAAAAATATTAAGGGGGGAACTAAAGAAATTTTAGTTCAAGAACTTAAAAATATTAAGTCTAACCAACCTGATAATAACCATCCTTATATAACCAACCTAAATGAACCAGATGGGGCTGGTGCTAATAATCTATATAGTATAGAGGACGCACCCGCAGAAAATGATTTGGGAATTGTTCACGATTGGATATTTTCAGAGTTCGGACGATATCCAACACCGTTTGAGATTGAGGACTTGAAGGTATTCTTACAAGACCATAAGAAAGAGGTCATCAAGTTAGCTATCAAGGAATGCGTTGGTAATGGTAAACCTTATTTCAAGTATCTTGAGAGTATCTTGAGAGACTGGAAGCAGAAAGGGCTGGTCACGGCTGAGTTAGTAGAGAAAAGACAAAAGCCCACTCGGTCGAGTAATAAGTCAAACGGTCGCTTGAAATTGTCAGATGACGGATTTGATCCACGGCTTGGATTTTAGGGGGTGCGTATGCAAGTAGTATCGAGCAAAGAGTTGCAAGAAAGAGCCTTGCAGATTGAGACTTTGAAACAACAATGCCCAAAGCATGAAGGGGTCTATATGTGGCGGTCAGTCAATCCTTGCACTCGCAATACGCTGACCTATTGTCCTGAATGTGTTCAAGAGACCATCGACCAGAACGAAAGCGAACAGTTAGCTATTGCTGAAGCTCAAATCAGAGATACGAGATCCTACTCTCTATTTATGAAAGAGAGCATCATCCCAAACGATTTGAAAAATGCGACTGTCGGGAATTTTGAAATCCATACAGAGCAGGATGCTGCAGCAGTCAATTTCGCTAAGCGTGTTACGGCTGACTATGTGAAAGAGCGTTACGAAGGGAATACGATTATATCTGGTCCGCCTGGAGTTGGCAAGAGCCATCTTGCAGTCGGGATAGCTAAAACCTTAAACGAGAGCTTTCAAATGCTCCAAGCTCGCAAATCGGTCGTGTATATGCCAGCCATGGAGCTGTTCTCTCGAATACAAGAGGCTTTTCAGTACAAGGATTCGAAATGGGAACAGCGGTCAGTCGTGAAATTTTTGCAAAATGTTGATTTCTTGATTTTGGATGATCTCGGCAAAGAGTCGAGCGTTGGGAATGAAATCCGACAAGGCAATAATTGGATGCAAAAAGTCCTGTATCAAATTCTTGAAAACAGGACGAATACGATTATCACAACTAATTTTGAGGGAAAGCACCTCAAAGAACTGTACGAGCAGAGCCTCGTTGACAGAATAACGAAAGGAAACATGAAAACAAATGCCTTTAAGTTCAGCAAAGACACAGCTTCGAGACGCTCCTTGTCAGCAACTGACTACTAAAAAACGTCAGCAGATTATTGATCAGTTTGAAAACCAATTTTACAGACTATCCACCCTGCTTAAAGAACGGTTGCTGATTACGACAGACGAACGGTTCACTAATAAGATGAACGAGCTGACGTATTATGCGACAAATGGAAGCGTCTATACAACATAAAAATAAAAGCACCTGACGGCAATCAGGCGCTCAACAAAATTATTCAAGGAAATTATAACATGAATGACTTAATGAATCAACTATTAGACCAGTTTGAAGCTGGCTTGATGGATAGGACGCTCAAGGTCATGACAATTGTGACCGACGAAAAACGGCGTTATCCAATGGAACTGAATAAGTCGCAATGTTCCGAAATGCTCCTGGGAACAAAGGATACGACGACATTTGACGAGCGTTTCAATAGCCATAAAGACTTTCCGAGAATCGAAGGGAAGCGGGAGAAATATCCACGGGATGCTGTTATCGAATGGTATCACGAAAACTGGCAGAAAACAGTTATATAAATCAAAAGGAGAAAATATGAAACTATCTACTAAAATCAAACTCAAACTTGAAGGAATTATAAAATCGGTCAACCTTGACTGGAGAGAGGTTGCTATTGAGACCAGTAATGATCTATTCGAAGAGCGCAAGCGTCGCTTTGTTTTCGAGCAAGAAAACTACAATTTGAAGCAGGAGCTCGCTGCCTACAAGTACAAAGAAAACTTTGATATCAAGGCTAGACTACAAGGAGAAATGTAGATGTACATTATATCGATTTATGTCAAGAATACTGAAACTGGAAACGAGGATTTCAGTTTGATTGGACGTGATTTCTTACCGACGGGGCACCAAGACTATATTGCAAGAGTTTTTGAAACAAAAGAAGAAGCGATTGATTACTTAAAATCTATATCTTACATCGCATCAGGTGTTCATGGTAACGATTGGGTTTATCAAAATGAAAAACTACCAGAAATTGAGTCACGTTGTCGAATTTGGAAAGTCGGAGAATGAAGAAAAAAGGAGAACAATATGTTTAAAGCACTAAAAACAATCAAAAAAATCAAACAACTTCAGAAAGAAGTGCACGCTTTCAGCCTTGCGTTTCTAGCTCTACAAGATATGGGCTTGATGCCAGAGACTGAAAGAAGCAAGGCGAAGGCTCAAACAATGCATGATGTAAGCCACGTGCTCAAGGACGTCCTGGACGGCAAGTCGGTAGATGAAGCCATGAAACGTCTAAATAGCGAAGTAAAAATTGAAGAGGTGGAGCAGGAAGATGACCAGAATTGAACTTGAAAACCGTGTGTGGCTTTTAGCCAATCATGAAGAAAAAAACGAATTGCTGGATCTCGGTTTGACATCTAAAGCTAGATATGTGAAGCGAGTTCTGGAGCTCGGAAAGGTGTATGCTCATGTTTAACTACGATAGAGATATGATGCAACCACCCGAAGAACGAGAAGAACTCGACCCAAGCGAATATGTGGATATCGGATGCGGTCGACGTCGATATGTAGGTGATGAAATATGATCCAGAAGTTACACAAAGAAATAGACAACTGGCGTTCTGAATATATGCATCTTGGCCGAGAACTCGGAGAAATTATCAACGAGCAACAAAATATTATTTTGAAATTGCAAAACGAAAATAGACGCTTGAAGCGTGAAAATTGGAATTTTAAGAAAACGAAAGGTAGAAGAAAATGACAAATCAAGTAACTCAATACACTCATAAGCAGTATTTTAATGCACCGACAATTCAAAAAGCGTTTGATGACGTTTGGAAAGGTGCTGGGACACAGTTTGCAGTTAGCATTTTATCAGTATTACAAGGAAGTCCAAAACTAAAATCTGCTTCAAACGAATCTATTTATGCAGCAGCTATGAAAGCTGCGGTATTGAATTTGCCTATTGAACCCAGCTTAGGACGAGCTTTCTTGGTTCCTTTTAAAGGGCAAGCTCAATTTCAGCTTGGATACAAAGGTTTGATCGAGCTGGCTCAGCGAAGCGGCAAATACAAGAGTATTAACGCAGTCACTATTTATAAAGCACAGTTCAAATCTTATGACCCGTTTTTCGAAACATTGGAAGTTGATTTTAGCCAACCGAAAGATGAAGTAGCTGGGTATGCAGCGAGCTTCGAATTACTAAATGGTTTCAAGAAGATTGCCTATTGGACGAAAGATGAGACTTATGAACACGGGAAACGATTTTCTATGTCTTTTAACAACGGGCCGTGGAAAACAGATTTTGATGCAATGGCGAAAAAAACCGTGCTCAAAAACATTTTGAGTATATACGGTCCTTTGTCTATCGAAATGCAAGAAGCAATTGCTGCAGACAATGAAGACAGTACCATCTCAAACAAGAATGAAATCAAAGACGTCACTCAAGAGCCAGTTGCCGAAACATTAGACAGCATCCTAGGAGCTCCTAGCACGCCCGCAGAGGGCGACAACGTCGTAGAGGGAGAATTTACCGAGGAAACCAAAACACCCCCGAAAACGGCTAAAAAAACGGCAAATCCTGACAAGGTAGCTCCTAACGAATACCCAGCAGATGAGATCCCAGATTTTGACCAAGAAACGGGCGAAGTAATCAACCAAGAGCCAGAAACCGGCCAAATGGACATGCTAGAAGGGGAGGATTTCTAGAATGACTGAAGAATTAAAAGATGTAACGGATAGTCTAGAACTCGTTCCGGTGACGGATTTAGAAGTCGGCTTTGTCCTGAAAGCTGCTGAAATCGAAATCCAAGGCAAGGAAGTTTTGGAACGAGCTTTAGCAGCTTATCAAAAGAAGTACGCTGGCTATATCGTGACAGAAGAAACTTTGTCAGATGATACCAAGGTTAAAGACGAATTGGGGCGAGTGCAACGTCAGATTGAGCAAGAACTCAAAAACCAATTAAAGGACTACTCTAATCCGTTGGACGAAGTGAAAGCATGGGTTAATGATGTTCTAGACCCTATCAAAACTTTGCAGGCGGACATCAAAAATCAGATTAAAGAATTTGAAGAGAGAGCGACAGAAGCTCGCAAGGAAACAGTCAGAGAAGCTTTTGAATCTGCAATCGCAGATAGCGGAGTTGATCTCGATATCAAGCTGTTTGCTATTTACTTTGACGATTTTAGCAAGAAAAAGTGCTTCATGGCTGACAATGTGCGAATCAATCAAGCGACCTCTAAAATGATTGCTGATTTGGTCGCAGAAGAAGCGACCAAGAAGCAACAACGTGAAGCTGGCCTTATCCAAATAACAGAAGCAGCTGCCAAGGCAGGCTTTGGCCCAGTTGTCTATATCCGACTTTATGAAGGAGGCGCCAAGCTGGAGGATATCCTGCAGGCCATTTTAGACGATAAAGACCTAGCAGATAAAGCCAAGGCAGAGGAAGAGCTTAAAAAACGTATCAAGGAAATGACAGCCATTGCAGAGGATAATGATCTAACTCCTCAAAAATACGCTGACATGCTCAAGGAAGGCAAGTCTGTTTTGGATGTTATCAATATCCTACACGCAGACGCAGCCGAAATGAGACAAGCACAGGCCGAGGTGGAAAGAAACGCTCAGAATCAATTCTACACCCAAAATCAGCCAGAATTTGAGCCTGAAACGAGTTCAGATGGCAATAGCGCCCGCGAACAAGGAACAGGCCAAAAATCGCAAAATATGGCTTCTGATGATGTGGCTAAAAAATATGGTTATCGATACCAAAATATGGAAATTATTTTCCCTGAAAAAAATATGCGTCAAGTCAAAGAGCAATTCAAGGCAATTTCTCAAGAGTTAGGGATTATTGTCCGAGTAATGCCTGAAATGGCAAGCAAGGCTGAAAGGGTGGAAATGGAATGACACAAGATTTACTTGGCAAAGATTACTATTCGGCAGCTTCTGCACGTCGCTACTGGTCCATCTCGCAATATAAGCAGTTTAGAGAGTGTGAAGCGCGAGCGCTAGCGGAGTTGGAAGGAGAATGGGAAGACCAGAGAGACAACACGGCTCTCTTGGTCGGGAACATGGTCCACAGCTATTTTGAAAGCCCAGAAGCACATAAGAAGTTCATGGATGAAAATGCAGATGCCATGATTTCAAAAGCTGGAAAAAGCAAAGGTCAGTTAAAATCTGACTTCATGGTTGGTCAGCGCATGATCGAGCGACTGGAAGCTGACAAGGATTTTATGGATTACTATGTCGGTCAGAAAGAGGTTGCTGTCACAGGCAAAATAGAAGGCGTGGAATTCAAAGGCAAGATTGACTGTCTCAATGTCGAAAAAGGGTATTTCGTGGATATTAAGACCACAAAATCAGACATTGATAGCATGGTCTGGGTCCAAGATGAAGCAAGCGGGAGAAATATTCAAGTCCGCTGGTTTGAGGCTTTGGGATATGTCCTTCAGATGGCGACTTACAAGAAGATGCTAGAAGAGAAGTACGGCAAAGAGTTCACCCCTATTATATACGCAGTGACAAAAGAGCCGACTCCCGACACAAGAGCCATCGTTTTTCAAACTCAGGAAAAGCTTGGCTATGAGCTGACAGAGTTGTCTATGATCATCCAGCGCCTTGACAAGGTTAAAAAAGGCGAGGAGAAAGCAAAGCCATGCGGCCATTGTGAATACTGCAAAACGAAAGCTTTGAGCCAGCGTGTGGAGGTGATTTGATGAGTAAACAAGTAAAAGACATACTAGAAACTCACGACACAGGTTGTCCTCATGGCATCACATTTGCAATACATCAAGATAAAGACGAGTGTATTGCTTTGTTTGGTCGTTCTGGATGGCCTGGTCTCAAACCTCGATTTATTCGTTGGAATGAAAGTGTTGAAAACAGAACAATGTATCACACAGAAGAAGAGTTACAGGATGCGTATGTTGATAAAGTCAAAGTAGTTGAGGAAGATTTTATCATAATTGAATTGTTGCCATTTTAAGAGGGAAAAAATAACCCAAAACCAACTATTTCCAAAATGGAAACAACTCAAAATTAAACAAGCCGTGCATTCTTGTAAAACTGCGAACTAGAAAGCGTCAGCAAAGGTTATGTGACCTTGGACGAGCGACTGCCCGTATTTAGCCAAACTCACACAAAGGCAGTCGCATTTTTTTGGATAAAATGAAATCTCTTTTGCGATATCCAGGTAGTAAATGGAATCTTGCTAGCAGGATAGCAGAACTACTACCTGAACACAAAACCTACCTAGAACCCTACTTTGGTAGTGGTGCGGTACTTTTTACCAAGAAAACTAGCGCGATTGAGACAGTCAACGATCTAAATGATGATGTAGTCAATCTTTTTCAGGTGATACAACAGGAACCTGAAGCGCTGGCTGAAAAAATCTTTCTGACCCCTTACAGCCGAAGGATTTATGACAATGCTTGGGAAGTTCGACCAGAAAACAAAATTGATAGAGCTCTGAATTTCATCATACGTTCTGTTATGAGCCACGGCTTTAGAAATATTGAAAAATCTGGTTGGAAAATGGATATTAATGGCAGAGAACGAGCCTACGCAGTCAAACATTGGAATGATCTACCCGAGTTAGTCCAAGAAATGACATTGCGATTAAAGCAGGTTCAGATTGAATGTAGGCCAGCCATTGAACTGATAGAGAAATATAGTCGGGAAGATGTATGCATGTATGTAGACCCTCCCTACGTCCTTAGTACAAGGACGAGAAAACAGTATACTATTGAGATGGAAGACCATGATCACGAGGAATTGCTGGATATCCTGAACCAATCTAAGGCAAAAATTCTCTTAAGCGGTTATGACAGTGAACTTTATAACAAGCGACTGAGAAATTGGGAAAGAATGGAGTTTGCGACTACTGCAGAGAAAGGTCTCCCAAGAACCGAAATCCTTTGGATGAACTATCAACCAAAAGGTCAAACAAAATTATTTTAAAAAGGAGCAACAAATGCTAAATAAAATCGATATACCAGGAACAACTATCACACTCGAAATCGTAGATAAGAACATCACGATCACAAATAAAATTGAATATGATATGCAGATGCTTCTCTTGATACAAGTGGCGACGTGTTCGAGCCTCTCTATTGGCTAGACATCAGGGTAACACCGAAAACGCCGACAGAGTATCATACAAGCCTTGGAGTCAAGAGAGAAAAACGCCACTTGGACGAACTTCAGAAGTTCTTTGAGTTCATCGAAAACAACAAGCGGAATCTCTTTGATCTTTGCGGTATCAAGGGAGAACTGCAATGAAATCTCTGACATTATCGTTAGACATTTCAACTACTGCGACAGGATGGGCCGTATTTCACGACTCTAACCTTGTCCAGAGTGGTGTCTTAAAACATAAAAGCAAGTCATTCTTTGAGCGTGGCCGCTTCATGGCTAGCGAACTGCGAGTGGTTCAATCGAGAGCGCTCCAAAAGTACAACTGTTATTTTGAATCGATTGTGGTCGAGAAGAACTCAGTCATGGGTCCAAATCAGCAGTCCATGATTAGTATCGGAATTGTGACGGGTATCATCCTTGGACGGCTAGTTGCTGATAACGTGTACTTCGTGAACGTGTCGACCTGGCGCAAGTATTGGAAGTTCAGCTATAAAGACCGTAGCAAGAAATCAATGAAGCTGCAGGCTGTTGCTAAAGTGTCCGATGAATTCAACCTAAACGTCAAAGACGACGAGGCAGATGCGATCCTGATTGGTTCGTATTTCGTAAGACATGGCCAAGAATTTGGAGAGCTGGAAAGCCATAAGATAAGTTGAGGAGGTAATAGTATGAGTTATACTGTCACACTATATTTTGACAACATGGTAGATGAAACTCACTTCTTTAAGAAAGTGGGTGATGCTACCAAATGCAAGGCTCAGCTTGAGAGTAAGTATCGAGGGAATCGAATGTATAAGGTGAAACTTGAGGAGTTGGAAGATGAATAAGCAGGAATTGATTAAGAAGTATAAAGAGCTGGAGAATGGAACGTTCGATATTGCAGCGCTTGTAGTTTGTCAGTTAATTTTAAAAGATTTAGAACAACTAGACGAACCAGAAAAAGTCAAAGTACCGCAGTTTGTGGCGGATTGGGTTGCCAATGTAAAAAGAAATGGTTTTAAATTCAGAAATACTTCAGGATACTATGAAGAGATAGCACCTAGCGATGATGTGTATCGTGTTATGTACTATATTTTCAAAGAGGGTATTGTGGGAGAAAAAATAAAATCTTGGGTCAATGAAAACAGAGACGTTTTCGCTCGCGCTTGGCTTGACGGCTACGAGGTCGAGGAAGAAAAGCGGTATTACATAAGACTTAAGGGCGTTGATGAAAATTATAATTTCTTAAACTTTATTAAGCATCTTAACGCTTGGGTGTTAGCAGAAATAAAAACAGATAAAAAATTTCGTACAACGCATACCCGCAAAGAATTGGAAGAAGCCAACTTCGGCTGGGTGTTCGATTGCCCAGGAATTGAGATTGAGGAGGTGGAGTGATGAATGAGCAAAACATTTTAGAGACACAATTGATTTTAGGCAAGCAAGTTTTAGAGATTGTCTTGGATTTGCTAAAAAACGACTCAAAAGCAGGGGTAGTTTTGCCTTTAAATATAAATGATCATGATTTTACTATCACGATTGAAAAGGAGGTCACAGATTAAATGGATATGAAAGAACTAGAAAAAGCAGGAGAAATCAGGCAACAGATTAAAGAACTTGAAAAGTTTATCAATCACAAACCGTCAGTTCTTGAAGAAAAGTTAATATTGAGACAAGAGCCAAAATTTAGGCTGTCGATTAAAAACTGTACATTCTATTCTGATACAACGTTGTTTATTACATCTGAAGTTTTATCAGATGCGATTAAGGTTGCTTTGACGCGAACAATCGAGGGTTTAAAAGAGCAGTTGATAGAGTTAGGAGTTGAAGTAGAGTGAAACGATTCATAGCTATCTGGATTCTGCTATCTGCTGGATTAAATATCTGGCAGATGGACAGGATTCGGGATTTGGAAGAGAAGAAGCCGATGATTATCTATAAAGCTGATAACGCAGGCGCTGAAATATTCGGTAAAGTCCTTGAAAAAGGACGACACGGAAAGCTATACACGCTTACGATTCGTGATTACGGCATTTTCGTAGTTACGAAGGAAGTATATGAGAATGTGAAAGTTGGGGATGAGGTGAGGTTGTGAAACCTAAAAAATATCCATATTCAGGAAGGCTGAAACTGATTAGACAGGCATTTCCAAGGTTCATCTTACTAGGAAATGCCGCCTTTAACAGCAATTTGGTGAAATACATTGATACAATAAAACAAGTGGCACCAAATCAAACGATCGTCTATTTTAAAATCCCTAAATTCCTTTCGCACGAGGAGAAGTATGTACGGGTACCTCTCAAAATCGGTGAGGTCGTCAAGATTTTAAACCGATGATAAACAAAAAAGCCAAGGCACTCTCTGTCTCAGCTAAATTCTCAATAATATTATTATATCACAAAGGAGATAGAGAGTGAACAAGGCTAAAGAGTTACTTGATGAACTACAGAATTTGGATGAAGAGATACAGAGTCGAATAGACGAGCTTGCTAATCTTGAAGCTAGTTTGCTTTCTAGCCCTAAAATGAGCATGGATAAGGTTCAAGGTGGTCAGAAGGTTCGATTAGATGAACGTTACATCGATATTTTTAGTATGCAAGATTCCTTGAAAGAGTACATGAAGCAAGCAACTGCTGAAGCTATCCAGCGCAGAATTGAGCTCAGTAAATTGATTGATAAAATGCCTAAGCCTGCAAGTCGAACAATTCTAAGGATGGTGTATATTCAGAAAACAAACGTGTATGATATGATTGAATTTTTACGATGCAGCAAGACCACTTTTTACAAAAAGAAGAAAGATGCAATCCGTGAATTGGGTGTTGTAGTTGATAAAAGCGAACTAATGTGAACTAATGTGAACTAGGTTGAAGCGCACTGGTCTAACAATCATGCTATTATAGTATCATCAAGAATTAAGGGTAAGGCAGTAAGCCTTTCCTGATATGGAGAGTTGGCAGAGTCAGGTTGAATGCGCCCGTTTGCTAGACGGGTGGTCGTTTATGTGCGGTCCGTGGGTTCAAATCCCATACTCTCCTTTGAGTGTTTGTGTCCTAGAATAGGGTAGGCAGTAGGCTTAGAATTCACATATCACTCATTAACTTAAAAATGGTTGCAGAAGCGACCGAACCTCGCATGGTTGCGTAGCAACTTATATCCTAGGTAAGTTATAAACTAGAGGGTTTGATTCCCTCAGAGGTTGTAATGACTACAAAAAATAAAAAAGAAGTCAAAATTTAATACACACGCAAGGTTGTAGTCGTCTTGCATTAAGTCACACATCGTGTGGCTTTTTGTTATCTCTGAAAGAGAGGAAATGATGAAACCGCAAAAACTTACAATACTTGGAGGCAGAAGAACCTCGGTGGACTATGATCAACGAAACAATGAGTATACTGAGTACAATCGTACTCGTTGGAAGTATGATAAAGACGTTAAGAGATTCTATAACTCAACGATCTGGAAGCGAACAAGTAAACAAGTCTTACTTGAAGCAGATTATATCTGTGCTATGTGTGGTGATGAAGCTACTATGACTGACCATATCATTAGTATTAAACAAGATTGGTCGAAAAGATTAGATAGAAATAATCTTCAAGCAAGTTGTAAGAAATGTAACGATAAAAAAGCAATAAAAGAAAAATATTCTTTTTAAAAGAATTTCAAAAACTCAAAAAAGACAGAATATCACAAGAGATAACACGGTAATTTTGTACGGAAATACCCCCTTTTATTTTAAACGGGGGTAGGCATCGTTCGGATATAAGAACGCTGCCCTCTTCTGTACGAAAAATTCCGTTTTTGAAATCTTTAAACTCTAAAAATAATGCGAAGGAGGTGATAGTATGGGGCGAAGAATGAAGATAGTTGAAGCTACTAAAAGCCATTTGACGAAAGAAGAAAAGATAGCTAAGAAAACCATACAGGACAAGGCTTCGGATGGTTTAGAAGCATTGCAACTGACACCACCAAAACATTTTGATGCAATCGCTAAAGCTGAATACAAGCGAGTGATTGAAGATTTAAGAAAGCTACCCCTTAGAAATCTAGATCGTGCAGTTTTAGAAAGCTACTGCACCTGGTATGCGGTCTACAAAGAAATATCTCGCGGATTGCAAAAAGAAGGGTATGTGATTGAAACAGATAATGGTAAGGTGTTGCCTAATAAGATGTTGTATAGCTTGGAACGTGCGACGACCAATCTAACAAAAGCAGCATCACAATTAGGGTTGACAGTTGACAGTCGCATGAAATTATATGTGCCACAAGTTGAAGAAAAGAAAGAGAGTATTTTTGATAAATTTGGTAGTTAGGAGGTGATTATGTGGAAGATGTAGCTTATCAGTACGCTTCAAGAGTCGTAAGTGGAGAAATCAAAGCTAGTAAGAAAGTTATAAAAGCTTGCAAGCGACATTTAAGAGATTTGAAGCGTATGGATGATGAAGACTTTCCATACATTTACTTACCTGACAAGGCTAAGAATCCAATAGATTTCATTGAAATGCTCCCAGATGTCAAAACTGGAAAACCATATCCATTGGCGGATTTTCAAAAATTCATTTTATCAAGTTTGTACGGTTGGAGAAGAAAGTCTGACACATCGATAAGGAGATTTAAGAAAGCTTTAATCAGTTTGGCCAGAAAAAATGGAAAGACTATTCTCGTTGCAGGGATTGCCCTGTACGAGTTTTTATTTGGTCGGAACCCAACAATGAGCCGTCAGTTATTTTGTACGGCAAATGACCGTTCTCAGGCTCGTATAGCCTATGATATGATCCGTAAGCAGTTAGATGCTTTAAGAAGTCAAAATGCGGATATAAGGAAGGCTACGAAGATAGTCCGTGATGAACTCAGAAATTTAAATGACGAAAGCTATGTGCGAGCGTTAAGTCGTGAGACTGGAGCAGTCGATGGGTTTGAACCGTATGTTGGTATCTTAGATGAGTTCGCAGCATCAAAAACCAATGAGATGATTGAACTTCTCGAATCTGGTCAAGGGCAGTTGGACAATCCATTGATTTTGATTATTTCAACAGCTGGATTGGACTTGAACGTGCCGATGCACACAATTGAGTATGCGTATATTGAAAAACTTCTCAATGAAGAATTTGAGAATGATGAATACTTTGCCTTCATAGCTGAACAAGACAATGAAGAGGAGATTGCAGATGAAAAGAACTGGATAAAATCAAATCCAATTCTGGAAGTAAAAGCACTACGTAAAAAGATGATGGAATATCTACGAAAACGTAGAAAGGTATCGCTTGAAACTGGTACAGTGAATGAAGTCCTTGTTAAGAACTTTAATATGTGGAGACAATCCTCTGAAGAATCTTACATGGATAAAGAGAGCTGGGCAAAAGCTAAGATTGATAAACCAGACACTAGAAAACGTAGAGTGTGGTTAGGAGTCGATGTTGGTAGATCCAGCGACTTATTCTCTATTTCTCCTATGGTCATGATGGATGACTATTGGTATGCTGATAGCTTTTCATTTGTAGCTACTAAATACGGTTTAATTGCAAAAGAAAAGAGAGATGGTGTGTCTTATACAAACCTTGAAAGAATGGGTGAGTGTGAGATTACCACGCTCGAAAGTGGGGTTATTGATGATGAACGAGTTCTTGAGAAAATTGAGGAAATGGTCTATGAGAATGATTGGGAATTACAAGGTATATACTTTGACCCTTATCAATTTGGTTCACTATTGACTATGATTGAGAAACGACATCCAGAATGGCCACTAGTCCAGATACCGCAGACAACCATGGTCTTGAATATGCCTACGAAACAATTTCGCGACGATGTTAGGCAAGGTAAAATCAAGCACAGTGGGAATCAGTTGCTAACAATGGCAATCAATAATGCATATACTAGAGTTGATAATAACGGTATGAGGATTGATAAAAATAAAAACAGTAATAAAATCGACCCTCTGGATGCGTTATTAGATGCGTATGCCGCTTGTTACTTAGAACCGTTTGACGGGACAGGCTACTGGACAAATGAGAAAATTCTAGAAGGAGGTTCGCTATTTTGAAGTTATTGAAACATATTCACACAATTTTATTGTTAATCGGTTTAATGTTTTTGATTTACGGTTTGTTCTTAATTGGGGACGTAATAGGATATATAACCACAGGCTTGATTCTCTGTTTTCTCGGAGCGTACATTGATAAAACAAAACAGACTTGAAAAGCCTTACAAAATTTGATATAATGAACTAATTTTAGGAGGTTTTATCATGACAAAAGAACAAGTTAAACAACCAGAACGTCCAGTTTATAAAAAGCCTTTATTCTGGACTACCATATTGTTTGGATTTCTTTCTTTTTTTCTTATGATTATGGTTTTTGTAGTCGATTCACATTATGTCGAGTTGACAAATGCATTGGCAAAGCATAATTTGTATTATAGTTCGAAAGATAAAGATATCTATAATATCTCTAACTCTCAAGAAAATACTGAGTCATCTTCAAGTAACGATATTATTTTGACTAAAAAAATTGGTGAGAAAATAACATTTGAAGAAGGAAGTATCGAAGTAAGAGGGATGGATATAGCTGACGGGAAAGTAACTGTCGCAATTATTTTAGAAAACAATACTGACAGAAAATCGAGTTTTAATCCTAAAGACTTTATTGCAAAAGCTGGAAATGAAGTATTGAAGTATGAGGGGCTACAAGAATTCATGGGATTGAAAGGAGAGGGGGATAATAGAGAATTATCTCCAAAATCTAATGCAGCATTCTTTTTAATTTATGAAATTCCCAAAAATAATTCTTCAGATTACTCTATGCAAATAGGAAAATACCTCTGGAAATAATTACGTTAGCGCCTGTTGGCGCTTTTTTTATGCTCAAAAACAGAAAGGAGGTGAGAAAATAAATGACTTTTTTTCAATCTTTAGGTTCGTCAAAATTATCTTATGACGATTATATCTCTTCGGTAATCTCTGGTAATTCAAGTCCTGAATATACGGGTATATCTGCTTTGAAGAATAGTGATGTCTTAACTGCTGTATCTATTATAGCTGGTGATGTAGCTCGTTTTCCATTATTGAAAAAGGATTTAATGGGTAATATTGAGCAAGATGAAGATATGAACTATCTTTTGAATGTTAAATCCACAAGCAATACATCAGCAAGGCAATGGAAGTTTGCAATGACAGTCAATACAATCTTGACTGGTAATTCATTCTCTCGTATTCTACGAGATCCAATCAGTGGTAAGCCTCTAGAGTTTCAATTCTTTAGACCGTCTGAAACAACTGTTGAGGAAACTGATGACCATGAATTGCTCTACACGTTCAGAGATCGATTAAATGGCCGGGAAATTCGTTGTGGGGCTGATGAGGTCATCCACTGGAAATTCTTTAGTCACGATACTATCTTGGGTAGGTCTCCGTTGTTGTCTTTGGGTGATGAAATAAGCTTGCAAAACGGCGGTTTGAATACCTTGATTAAATTCTTTCGTGATGGCTTCTCAAGTGGAATTATCAAGCTTAAAGGCGCTCAGTTAAATGGTGAAGCACGTAAGAAAGCCCGTATGGATTTCGAGAAAATGCGTGAAGGCTCAACTGGTGGCAGTCCTTTGGTATTTGATGATACACAGGAATATACACCACTTGAAATTGATACGAATGTCTTGCAGTTGATTACATCTAACAACTTTTCTACTGCACAGATTGCCAAAGCTTTGCGAGTTCCTAGTTTCAAACTGGGAGTAAACAGCCCTAACCAATCTGTTGCACAGTTGACTGAAGATTATGTAACCAACGACCTTCCATTCTATTTTGATGCAATCACAAGCGAACTTGCATTGAAGGTATTTAGCAATGAAGAACGTAGAAAGTATCGTGTTGAATTTGACACTCGTAGCGTGACTGGTAGAAACGTAGATGAGATTGTAAAACTTGTAAACAATCAAATCCTAACACCTAACCAAGCCTTGATTGAACTTGGTAAGGAACGTTCTACTGATCCAAATATGGACCGTTACCAGTCAAGTTTGAACTATGTTTTCTTGGATAAGAAAGAAGAATATCAAGCAATGAAAGGAGGTGAGACAAGGGATGCCAAAGAGAATCAAGATGAAAGGTCCGCTGATTCCGAATAACAGTCAGGAAGCTTACGACTACTATGGTTTGGAAGCAGTCAGTGCTAAAGCTATCACAGATGCTTTTCCAGAAGATAATAGCGATATTGTTTTGGAAGTTAACTCCAACGGTGGTCTTGTTACTGTCGGGAGTGAAATCTACACAGCCTTAAAAAGCTATCCAGGGAACGTGACTGTTGAAGTAACAGGAATGGCAGCAAGCGCTGCTAGTGTTGCAATCATGGGAGCTGACAAAGTGCTTATCAGTCCAACGGCTCAGATTATGATTCACAAAGCGCTATATGGCTATGTATCTGGTAATAGTGATGACTTGGACAAAGCTTCTAATGCGCTTAAATCTAGCGACCAGGCTATTGTGAATGCCTATGCGGCTAAAACCGGATTGGAAGAATCGGTTATCATCGATATGATGAGAAACGAAACTTTCATGTCAGCCAGTGAAGCAGTTGAAAAAGGTTTTGCGGATGAAGTGATGACCTTTGATGATATTGGTGCAGTAGCGAGCCTAGAGAATGGATTGTTACCACAAGCAGTTATTGATGACTTTTACGCTAACCGTAGCAAGCGTAAGTCAGAAATCCAAAATATGCTACGAGAAGTAGAAAAAGAAGAATTACTCAGAGGGCTTTAAGCTCTCTTTTTTATACCCAAAGGAGAAAAGAAGGTATGTTTAAAGAAAAAATGAAAGAACTCAAGGCACAGATTGCAAATATTGGTGTTGAAATTGCTAATAAGACAGATGAATTGAAATCTGTTTTGAACTCTGATGATCTTGAAAAAGCTCGTGAAATTCGTGCTGAAATTGATGCTTTGAAATCTCAAAAAGAAGAAGCAGAAAATAACTTGAAGTTATATGAAGCTGCAGAAGCTGGCTCTGATGTAAAAACTGTTGGACAAACTCATGAAGCTAAAGCAGAAACTAAATCTTATCGTGAATCTGTAAATGAATGGGTGCGTACTAAAGGTGCGGTTGCAGATGCTAGCCTGAAACTTGAAGGAAAAGACCTTCTCATTCCTATGAATGAAGCAGTTAATCCAACGCAAGACGGATTGAAGAAGGTTGGAACTGAAAAAGTAACTAGCAAAGAAATCGTTACTACACCAATCCGTGAAGTTAAGACAGTTCTTGATCTTAAACAATTTGTGACAATTCACAAAGCTTCTAAAGGTGAAGGTTCATATCCAATTCTTAAACACGCAACATCTAAGATGGCAAGCGTAGAAGAATTGGAAAAGAACCCAGCTCTTGCTAAACCAGAATTCACAGATGTGGCTTGGAAAGTTAAGACTTACCGTGGCGCTATTCCACTTTCACAAGAAGCTATTGACGATGCAGATGTTGACCTGCTTGCAATCGTAGCAGAAGCGGCTAACCAAATCAAGGTTAATACTACTAACGATGTAATCGGTTCTGTTTTGAAGTCCTTTGAAGAAAAACAAGCAGCAGATTTGGATGCAATTAAAGCTATCTTGAATGTTGACCTTGACCCAGCATACAACGTTTCATTCGTAGTTTCTCAAAGTTTCTACCAAAAATTGGACACTTTGAAAGACAAGAACGGCCGCTACTTGCTTCAGGACTCTATTGTTTCTGCATCAGGTAAAGCCTTCCTTGGACATCCAGTATTCGTAGTTGCTGATACAATGCTTGGTGTAGCTGGTGAAGCTAAAGCCTTCATCGGTGATGTACAACGTGCTGTACTCTTTGCTGACCGTCAAGAATTGGGTCTTCGCTGGACTGACAATGAAATCTATGGTCAATACTTGCAAGCAGTTGTACGCTTTGATGTGAAAAAAGCAGATGCGAAAGCAGGTTATTTTGTAACTATGCCCTAAGGATCCCCCAGTTAGTGGGGGTGTCTCACGGTCAGCGGTAACTCTAGCAGTACCAACCGCAAGTAGCACCAAGCAAGAAATCATGGATTATTTAGATAGCAGAGGGATTTCTTACATAGCGACTCAAACTAAAGAGCAACTACTAGCCTTGATTGGAGGTTAGAGCCATGGAAGATAAAAAGAATGGTTTTCTCGAAGAAGTTAAGTTGTATTGTAAAATCGACTATGACTTTGAAGATGAGTTACTACTTGAACTTATTGAGTCAGCTAGAGAGCAAATTTGTTTCGCTATCGATAACAAATTGCAACCAGAGGACTTAGAGTCTTATGCGAAGTTCCAATTAGCTGTCAAGAAACAAGTCAAAGAAGAATATGAACATCGTGGAATGTCAGCAGATACCATGCGCTATCCACTAGCGAATGGGGTCCTGAACATTATCCATCAGCTTAGAACTAGGAGAGAAAGTTAATGCGGACACGTAACATGAATGTCCGCATTACTTTTTTTAAAAAAGTGGGTGGACAAAACGAAGATGGAGAGGTGCTAGATTTCGAAAGAAAAGACTTGTATACTTGCTGGGCAGAAGTATCTAAAACTTCTATCAAAGACTTTCGCGAAAATGCGACTGTTACGAAAGCTAGTGGGTTGTCAGAGCACAAAGATACCAAGACTTTCTTAATTCGTCATCTACCAAAGTTACCTTTTGACAATTCATGTTATGTAGAATTTGATGGTAATGAATATCAAATCATTGCTATTGAACGTGACTACGCAAACAAAGAAATTGACTTGATTAAGGGGGTGATGGTTTCATGACGAAAGGATTGGATCTTTGTCTTGATAATCTTACGAAGCTAGAGGCTAAAGCGCCAAGAGTTGCTCGTGAAGCTGTCACAGAGGTAGCTCAAGAGTTTAAGAAAGAGCTTGAGGTGAATACTCCAGTTTCTGACGAGCTAACTCTCACTCGATTGAAAGAAGATATAAGAATCAGCAATTTCAAAGGGGGAGGAGATGCTCCTTCAAAAGATATTGGTTTTGGTCGGTCGACGGGTTGGCGTGCTAAGTTCCCAGACAGCGGAACAATCTATCAGAAATCTCAAGATTTCGAAGAAAAAACTATTAATGCGGTTACTCCTCGTGCTAAGGAGATATATATAAATAAGATGAGGGAGGTGTTGGGTAAATGATTGCTGAAACTGAAGCTTATAAACTTTTGGTGGTAGATGAACAGTTGAATCAATTGTTTGATGAGTTTAGAGGTAAGGAATTTCCAGGTTATAAACAAGGTATCTTTACTTATGATATTCCTGAGAAACCTACAAACTTAAAACGAAAAGAGCTTGCTCCGTTTGCAAGAATTTATTCGACTTACGAAGCACCTCACAAATATGCAGATGACAGAGTCATCTCAATGGAACAACGCATCACAGTAAACTTTTGGTGTAAGAATGCAAAGCAAGCTAACCAAATCGCCAAAAGAATGGATGTGGTCTTAGAAAGTAGTGGATTTGAACGCTACACAGCAAATGAGAAACCTCGATACATGGATGACGATATTGGATTGTTAATGAACGTCCGAAAATATCGTCTTTTTGATTGGAGTGATCTCGAAAAAATGAAAGGAAAATAAATAAATGTCTAAAGTTAAATTTGGTTTACGTGGTTTCGAATATGGGGTATTGAACTCTCAAAACCTCGTCGCAGGTGAAACTAAAAAAATTCCAGGAATTAAATCAGCGAAACTGGATATCACAAATGAATTGAACACTATCCCAGCAGATGATGGACCTTACGTAGTATTGTCTTCTGGTATTACTGGAACAACCCTTGAAGTGTCATGGTTGGATTTAGGTAGTGATGCGCGTAAAGATTTTTACGGTATCACAGTTGAAAACGGTGTTGAAAAATACAACAAGAAGATGACTCCAAACGATATCGCCTGCTTGTTCCGTACAACTGGTGACGACGGTAAAGGTATCTGGGTTGGTCTTCTTAAAGGTAAGTTCTCTCTTCCAGGAATGGACTTGGAAACTAAAGACGGTTCTCCAGAACCTAAGAACGATACTGTGTCTGGTAGCTTTGTGGCTCGTGGAGATGATGATGATGCTCTTGTAATCGTAGTTGGTCGCGAAGACAACCCACAATTCCAAGAAGCTGAATTCCGTAAGCTCGTCTTCCCAAAGTCATAAGCGGTGCTAGTTCAGAGCGAACAGTGACCGCTGGATCAGGCGCAGTAGGACAAGATGCATAAGAATAGGCTTGGTTCTTCCAAGCCTTTATTTTTTAAAGGAGTAAATAATGTTTGAAATTAAATTTAAAAAAGCAGGTGTGTTGAAGGAATTTTCAAAAGACTACGTGAACGTAGAAGACAACCTGTTGGCTTTAGAGCACCAAGTACGTCAAACTGCCTTGTATGAAAACAAGGAAGATTTGCTAAATCCTGTTAAACATCGTGAGTTGAATGAATCGTATCTTGATATGTTTGTAAAAATGTACGGTGAGCAGTTCGATGCAGATGATTTGAAGGGTGCAAGTGTTGAAACACTCGAAACTTTGAACGAACTATATCTTGCAGCTCTCGGTGGAAAACAAGAAGAAAAAGAGACCACCGAGGGAAAAAAGAAGAAAAAGGGCTAAGCCCTAAAGAAGCTCAAAATAATTTATTAGTTTGGGTTCAATCGCTAATGAGTCAAGGATATACAATCCATGACATAAAGAGCATGCGTTTATCAGATTTTGATTTGATGGTGCAGGCTTTAGAAACAAAAGAAAGCAAAGAGGAAGAAGAAACGACCCTTGATAAGGCCTTCCCATTCCTTTTTGGGTAGAAAGGAGAATGAATGGCAAGTAATATTGGTGAAATAGTCGCTACCGCTACCTTGGATGTCGCTCCTTTTCAATCGAATGTCGGGAGGTTGAAAACCTATCTAAAGGGTGTCGATAATTCCCTAAAAGCTATGGAAAACAACTTTAAGGGTGCTGGCAAGAATGTTAGCAACCTAAAAGCCCTTATGGACCAGACTGGTTCTGCTTTGGGTAATTACCAAAAATTACTAAGTTCACAAAGCGAACGATACAACCAATTGAAAGCGAGTATTGGTGATGTTTCTACGGCAACAGCTGAACAAAAACAAAAGTTAGTTGAAGCAGGTGCTAGTATGACTGCGACGGCTGCTAAAGTGGCCGAATTGCAAAATCGCTACGAGCAGTTAGCAAAATCTATGCGTCAAGCTTATATCGATGACAGTGCCTTTACTAAATTCGGAAATAGTGCTCAAGAGCTAGGTGGCAAATTCAAAAAAATTGGGGAAGGTCTCTCTGGATTTGGCTCTGCTCTAACGAAAGGTGTGACTGCCCCTATCTTAGCCGGAGCTGGTGTAGCTGTTAAGGCAGCAATAGATTATGAAAGTGCATTTGCTGGGGTTAAGAAAACAGTAGACGGAACACCTCAACAATTTGAAAAACTTAGTGCTAGTATTCGTAATATGGCTAAAGAAATGCCAGCTAGTGCGACTGAAATTGCTGCAGTAGCAGAAGCAGCAGGTCAGTTAGGTGTACCGATTGGTTCAATCGAAGGTTTCACAAAAACCATGATTAACCTTGGTGTGTCTACTAACTTGAGTGCGGAAGAAGCAGCAACTTCGATTTCCAAAATTGGGAACATCATGCAAGTTTCAGGGGACGATCTCGACACTTGGTCAGCTAAGTTCGGTGCGGCAGTCGTTGGTTTGGGGAATAACTTTGCCACAACTGAAAGCGATATTGTCCAAATGTCTAACCGTTTGGCAGCATCTGGTAAGTTGGCTGGATTGACCATGCCTGAAATTTTAGGTTTGGCGACTGCTATGAGTTCGGTTGGGATCGAAGCTGAGGCTGGTGGAACAGCCATGACTCAGACACTCACAGGGATTTCTAACGCGGTATCGGAAGGCGGAGAAAAATTGAAGATCTACGCAGATACAGCAGGAATGACAGCTGAACAGTTCGCCGAAAAGTGGAAAACTAAACCAGCTGAAGCTTTGCAGGACTTTATAAAAGGCCTTGGAAAGGCCAGTGAGAGCGGGAAAGATGCAAATAAAATCCTTGAAAAGCTTGGTTTAACAGGTGTTCGACAATCTAACATGTTGAAATCTTTGGGGCTTGCTGCTGAAACCATGGGTAAAGCTATGAACGTAGCAAATTCCGAATGGGAAAAAGGTACAGCTTTAACTGACGAAGCCAGCAAACGTTACGAGACCATGGAATCTAAACTCCAGATGTTGAAGAACGAGTTGATCGACATCGCGATTGAATTCGGAGGTCCATTGTTAGACGCTCTGAGAAACGGATTAGGAGCAGCCAAACCATGGCTAGGAACTTTGGCGGATTTAGCCAAGCAGTTTAGTTCATTATCAATTGAGCAACAACAGAATATCATCAAATGGGGATTGATAGCTGCAGCAGCGGGTCCTGCGTTAAAACTACTAGGTGGTGGTGTATCAATTATTGGCAATGTTATCAATGCTGTTGGCGGGCTCTCAAAGGGAATTGGCTTTTTAAGTGGTTCGTTTAAATATTTCAAAGAGTTTGGAGTAACAGCTAGTAGCTTAAAAGCGTTTGCCGGATCTGCTGGAGCGGTTGAAACAGCAGCTACAGGAGCAGCGTCCAGTACGGGAACATTCGCTGGGGCATTGGGAGCGCTTGTGAATCCTATTGGTTTATTGGTCGGTGGTACTGCTCTTCTTGCTGGAGGGTTGGCTTACCTAGCGAATAAAAAAGATGAAGCTCGGATCAAGACTGAAGAATTTGGTTCACAATTAAGCGATACCGCTCGTAGCGAGCTGAAGGATTTTCAAAAGACTGTAGACGAAACAAGTACAGCAGTTGCTAACTTCGGAAGCACAGCAGGAAGCGCTGAAAAAGTCTCAGGTGCTTTTAAAAAACTATATGACGATATCGCTTCAGCAGCCGATAAGACAAACAAGCGCATGGCTGAACTTGGTTCTAAATGGGGGCTGAGTGAGGAAGATATCGCGAGAGCCAAAGAAAAGAACGCTCAAATAGTTTCAAACGCTGAATCTATGATGAATCAAATTAACGAGATTTATCAGAGACACAATGGCGATGCAAGCAAATTCTCTCAAGAGGAGAAAGAAATCATCCTGAACAATCAGAATGAGATGATTAAGGCGAAACTCTCGATGATGGACTTGTCAGCCGAGCAACAGAAAGCAGCTCTACAAGCTTTGAATGGCGAAGTCAGAAATCTGAACGAAACTCAGCTAAATCATACAAAGGATGTTCTGAAAAAGGCTCTTGACGAGGAAAAGAAACTCTACGAGAACTCTAAAAGTGAACTGAAAGAGTTGCTAGATGGTAAGGCAATAGATCAAGAGACTTACAACAAGAAAATGCAGACTCTAGAAGCAAACCATACTCAAACCATGGAAGCTTTGGGCACTAAGTACTACCAGGTTATGAAAGCTATGGATGAAGAGTGGAAGACTCGAACTCGTTCTAACACTGGTAACAATTACTGGGAAGAAGCTAAAAAGGTTTTAGAAGAATATGGGCTGTCTTATGAGGTGATCGGCCAGAAAGCAGCAGAAGCTTCTCAAAAAATGGGTGATTCCCATAGTATCCTTGCTAAATATACAAGTGATATGAGCAAGGAGACAAGGGAAGCTAACGATGCTTGGTCATTGCTGGTTGGGAATATCAATGAAAATGGTAATTTTGAAGTTAAATCAAATGTTAAGGAAGTGATTGGAGAAGCTACCAAATCTGCTGAAGGATGGGAGCAATTTAAGTTTATCGCTAAAAATGCAGATATCAATTCCAATGCTCGTGTGACAATCGCAGAAGCACTCGTTGAATCTGGCAAATGGTCTGAAATGAGTTTAGAAGAGAAACAGTTGGTTGTTCAAAACCAAGCTGGATTACAAGCTATTTTTGATAGTGAGGAAAATCTTAAAATTTGGAATAGTATGCCAGCTGAAGTGAAACAACTTCTACTGGATAAAACGGATGTGATGAACAATGTGGAAATTGCTTCGCAAACTCTTAAAAATTATGATTCGCTCGCACCAAAACGAAAAGAGTTACTAGCGACAGATGAGAGTTTTAGAGCTGCAGTCGCTAGATCAACAGACACTCTAACTACATGGAATGCAACAACTCCATTTACAAAAGATTTGAAGGCAGATCCTACGAATGTTTTGAACAATGGCCAGTTATCTATCGACAAGATCATGTCTTGGAATCAAGCGACCGCTGAAACTAAATCTTTGAATGCGACAGATAACACGGGTGGAGCAGTAGCAAGCGCGCAAGCAAGTGTGAACTCGCCTACTCAAACATCGCCTATCAGTATCAACGCTACTGATGACACCGGAGGTGCTTCGCAATCAGCAAGTGCTAGTGTAAATGCTCCTTATCAATTATCCCCGATTGGAATCAATGCGCTAGATTTAACTGGGAATCCTTCTTCTACAGCGAGCGCAGGAGTCAACGCTGTTAAGCAGAATTTTCCAATTGATATCAACGCAACGAATAAAACGGAGGGCGAGGCTAATGCTGCAAGCAACGCAGTCAATGCTGTTAAACAAAATAGCCCGATTGGGATCAATGCACAAAACCAAACAGGTGGAGTAATAAGTAGCGTGTGGGCATCTTTAAGCTCTTTACCAGCGTTTAAGTTTATTGATATCATCACACGGCACTTTACTGAGCAGCACGCCAAGGGTACGGATAATCACCCTGGTGGTCTTGCGACAGTCAATGACCAACGTGGTACGCTTTACAAGGAATTGATTACATTGCCTGATGGCACATCGTTTATCCCTGAAGGGCGAAATGTGGTCTTGCCATTGCCGCCTGGAACTAAGGTCATGAGAGCTGGTAAAACACGTAGTTTGATGAACCGTTTGGGTATTCCAAATTATGAGAAAGGTATTGGATTTGAAGATACTAAAATTTCTCATCTAACCCGGCGTTTTCAAGAAATCAATACTAGAAACAGAATCTATAACTATTCGAAATCTTTATCCTCCACTAGCAGTTTTGATAATCATTCAGACAGCAATAGCAGTCAAGCAATTGTGACTGAATTGGTTAGCTTAAAAGCAAGCGTGGAGAATTTGCTTGGCAAATTATTAGACAAGGATTTCAATACTTATCTAGACGGCCAAGTAATGGCCGAGAATTCTTATCGTTACCATGGCAATATTATGAGAAGGGAGGGGATTTAATGGCGAATTACTTAAAAATAAATGATTTTTCAACAGTTAATTTCAAAAACTGCGTGGTGACAGATTTTGGCACGATTCATTCCGCCAGCCCTCGTTTTTCAGAACAATTGAAATTGTATGGGATGAATGGAAGTTATAATCAGGAAGATGGCGCTTTTGATAATTACGAGAGAACCATTCGGGTGTTTTTCGAACGATTTTCAAATTTAGCAACTTTGGTCGAAAAATTCCAACCAGTTGGGAATCGTTTGGAATTTAGCTATCAACCAGATTCGTTTTTCTATGCTGATTTTTTAGATACTGAAATCATTCCCAAAGGGATGTATGGATGGGAGCTATTAATCAAGCTAGACATGCAGCCGTTCCGCTATCAAAAAGATGTAGCGCCTGTGGTGCTGACGGCATCTGGTACAGTCAACAATCCTGGAACGATTTATTCGGAACCAATCATCGAGGTTGAGGGAGATGGTGATATCTCCCTCACAATTGGTCGGAAGACTATGTATCTAGCGATTAAGACCAAGGTTACTATTGATTGTAGGCAAGGCAAGCAGAACATCTACAACGCAACTGGTGCGGTTCAGAACACGCTTCGGAAGCGTGGAGGGTTCTTGGAAATTCCAACTGGGAAAGTTGGTATCTCGTTTACTGGAAATGTTCGTAAGATTACTATTCGGCCGAATTGGAGGTATAAGATTTGATTTATTTAACAAATAGCAACACACCTCTGAACGCTGCCTATGCTGATGAGATTGTTCAAGAGGAGAATAGCACCTATCAATTGACCTTCCGATTTCCGACCTCGGATTCATTGTGGGAGAAGTTGAAGGAGGAGACGTTCCTAACAGCTGATGACCTACACGGTGAGCAGGATTTTGTCATTTTCGAAGTAGAGAAGAAGCACGGCTATATTCAGGTCTATGCCAACCAAGTATTTACCTTGATGAATAACTATGTGGTCGGTCTGCTTGCTCTTGATCGAGCGACTGGCTCAACTGCTCTCAGTCGTTTTGCTGGCGCGATCACTCGTAACAATCCATTCTCATTCTTTTCTGATATTGAAGATAGACACACTTTTAATATCGGCTCTAAGAATGCCATGGAGGCATTAGCGAAAGATAAGCATTCAATCATCGGCCAATGGGGTGGTGACCTTGTGCGGCATGGTTATCAGGTTCGACTTTTGAAAAATGGCGGTTCGGAAAACGAATCGCTTTTTATGTACAAAAAGAACCTGTCTAGCTATCAACACAAGACATCTACTAAGTCTTTGAAGACTCGAATTACTTTCACGACGACTGTCAAGGGCGAGGGAGAAAAGGCGCCTGATCGCACCTTCACGGTCACAATTGATAGCCCACTCATTAACAAGTACAGTCAAATCTACGAAGATGTGATTGAGGTTAATGACCAAGACGTGAAGGATGAAGCCAGCCTTCGTAAGTATGGTGAGCAGTATTTCAGAACAACGCTCTGTGACATGATGGAAGATAGCCTTGAGCTTGAGGTGGTTGGCCAGAGTGATGTACCTGTCCAGATGTTTGATATCGTGAGTCTATTTCACGAGGTATACAATCTTGACGTGCGCAAGAAGATTACTAAGTACACTTACTCACCTATGGGCAAAAAATTGAAGACAATTGGTTTTGGGCAGTTCAAGTCAGGTCTTGCAAATGCGATTGGAAATGCAGTGAGTGATGCAGTCAAGGGAGAGGCACAACAACTTCAAGACGATTTTGAAAGGCAGTTAGCCAGAGAGCTCAAGAATGCTGACCTTGCTTTTGATAGGCAGAAAGAAGAATTGGTCAATCAATTCACAGACGGTCTCAACGCTGCCAAAGCAAAAGCTGAAGAAGTCAAGAGAGAACTGTCTGACACTATTGACCAGCGCTTCAATAGTTTTAACAGTGGTCCTCTACAAGAAGCCAAACGCAGGGCTGAAGAAGCCTTGCGAAACGCTGGCGCAAGTACCCTGCTTGCACAGGAAGCTAAGCGGATTGGTCTAGATTCAATCGCTAGACTTGAAGCATTCAAGACACAAGCTACGAACGCTCAGACGGCCCTGTCGGGTGACTTGGACGCTCTGAAGCGAACAGTCACCAGTGAGGTCAATGAAGCTTCAGAACATCGCAGAACGACCACAGAAGCCCTCAGTCGCATGACTGGGCAGATGAATGGATTTGCGACGAAATCAGAGGTTAAACAAGGCATTGATGGGCTTACGCAGACCTTTGCTAAGCTTAAAACTGATACGAACAATTTGATTTCTGGAGCTAAAAGCGAAATCACTCTAGCAAAAACAGAATTCAAGAAAACAGCTGATGGATTGTCTGCTAAAATGTCAGCAGTTGAGAACTATGTTGGTCAAGATAGTCAGCGACAAGAAGCATTGAGAAGATACACTCGAGAAGAGAGTGCACGACAAGCGACAGCAGTCCGTGAGCTGGTCACAAGGGACTATGTTGGTAAAAGTACCTTTCAAGAAAGCATTCAGGGCGTTGAAAGACGCTTAGAAAGTTACTCTCTCGGGATTAGCGGAAATTTGCTGAAGAATAGTAATGACGGATTTCGCAATCAACACGCTAAAAGGTACATACTTGTTGAAACCTTGCAAGCTAATCAGACATATACTCTTGTAACGAAATATTGGCATGGAGAAAAGTCAACAGGCCACACCTTTTTAGGCGGGGGTGGAAATTGGCGACACCTTACTTATAACAGAGCGATAGATGCGTGGATGGTGCAATTCACTCCTAAAGAAAATATCCCACAAGGAACTGAGCTTACTTTATCATCGCATCCATCAGATGCACTAGGTAATATGGCTTGGGCAACACTCGTCCAAGGTCACATTCCTCTCATTTATTGGCAACCGGCAAAAGGCGATGTAGAAGAAGGCGTTACACAAAAACTAGCAGAGTACAAAGAGACAATAGATGGTCGATTTGCGAATATTGTTTCTCAGATTGCTGGAAAGGCTAATCAGACAGACTTCCAGAGAGTCAGAGAGACAAGCCAGCTCTATGAGCGAATTTTAGGAAATACTAATAATAGCATCGCAGACAATATCGCTCGAATGGCCTTGACTAACCAGTTGTTTCAGGTTGAAGTTGGGAAGGTTACGAGAGGCGGACGAAATTTAATTCGAAACTTCGATTGGAACGGCTTACTCCCGTTTTCTGGCAACCAGGTCGGTTGGAAATTCGAACGAGTAGAAGATCGGTTTGCTAAAAGTGGTTACATGCTGAAAGCCACATGTACTCAAGCTGGTAACCGTGGATTTTACAAGACCTTATTCGATTTGAGACCTGATGAATTCCAAGGTAAGGATATGACTTGGTCTTGGGATATAAAATCTAGTCGGCCAATCACCTTCTACGATATGGGATTTGAAGCGGGTGGATTGAAGAAGAATGTGCCTGTATCGACTGAATGGGAGCGAATTACTAACACATTCCAAGTTGCATTTAAGAAATACTCTTCATGCATTTTTTACGCAAATGGGTGGCAAGTTGGTGATGTAGTTTATATCCGTGATCCGCAATTAGAGGAAGGGACGATTGCTACATCTCCAAAACGCGCTCTCGAAGATACCGACGAAGCTATTCGCACTGTTCAGAGTCAACTGGCCGGATCATGGGGGGTCCATAATAAGAACAGTGTCAATGAAATCATCGCTGGTTTTAACCTAGCTGGCAAAAATGCAGGCATTAAAGCTGAGACGATCAGACTTGAAGGGAACACTTTAGCTGATAAGTTAACTGCAATTGACGGATATTTCAAGCGCTTGTTTGTCGGTGAGGGTGCGTTTGCGACTCTTAACACGGATATTTTGCGAGCGAACTCCATTACAGCTGATAAGCTCATATTTGACCAGGCAATGGCGAATAAATTTACAGCAAATAATTTACTCGCAGACTCGCTATTTTCAAAGCAAGCATTTATTAACCGTGTGCAGAGCGTCACACTCGACGCCAGTCAAATCAAGACAGGTGTCTTGACCGGTGGAAGAATACAAGGGGGCACCATTACGGGTTCTAGTATCTCAGGTGGAATTATTACGGGGTCTAGTATTTCAGGTAGTACTTTGACAGGCCGCACCAAAATCCAGCTGGGAACTTATGGATCTTTCGAAACAGTAAATGGTGGTTTACAGATTAACGTGCCTCGGACTACTAATTCTAAAGACGGTTTAGGTGTTCAATTTATCGGCTCTTATGGCCGTGGTGAGGATGTCCCTTACGGCCTGTTCATCTACAAAGATCCTGATATTACGGTCGGGAACACCGTTTCCAAAAGTGACGATTTTCTCTTAACGGTAGAGGGTTATATCAATGCCAAGGGCATCGGCTGGCTCCGAACTGGGAAAAGCAGCGTAAATAATAAGCTTACAGCTACGTTGGGACTTTGGAATTCAAGCAATGTGTCTCTTGAATTTGGCGGTTCTGGAAATGATATTTACTATAGCTATAACGGTACAGCATATAGTCTGTGGTCAGTTGTCAATCAGCACTTCTCAGACAGACGTCTGAAAGAAAATATTGTTGACTGTAAGCACAAGGCTCTTGATTATATCCAGCAATTCCAGTTCAAGGAATACGATTGGAAGAAACAAGAGGACAGACCACAACAAGCACACACAAAGATTGGTTTGATTGCGCAGGAAGTTCAAGCGGTAGATCCTACGCTTGTTTACGAGAACGGAGACACGTTGAATCTGGACAATCTCAGATTGACTAATATAGCACTTAAAGCAATTCAGGAGCTTGCTCTTGAAAATGGAAAACTTAAACAAAGATTGGAGAACTTAGAAAATGAACGCAGAACAGCTTAACCAAGCCTTAAAAATGACAATTAGTGAAATGTCAACAGCCTCAACAAATTCGATGATTACAAGTAATCTCTTGAGCATTCAGTTGAATGAGCAAGTGGCAGAAAATCAAAGACTTCAAGCACGAGTGGATGAGCTGGAAGCTCTGCTTGATGAAAAAACTAAACCGGCTGAAGGAGAATAGACATGGCAGTAAGTAATTATGAACTAGCGACCAAACCTTATACTCGTGGTTTTGGAGACAAAGTTACAACCGTTGTAGAAATCCGTTTGCAAGACGGGAATCGTTATAGCACTAACCAGAGGGAATTGGCTGGTGACCGTACACAAGACCAAGAAGACGTGCTTATTCAGGCAGTATTGGATATTGTGAAATCTGAATTGGATCCAGGTAGTGCCATCGTCAAAACGCAGGCGCAGCTTGAACAAGCTGAGAAACAGATTGTGCACAATAAGAGCGAACAGGACCGACTTTCTGCGCTTGCAAATAAAATTGACAAAGTAGTGCGTGTCATGGCTCAAGATTCTATCATGGGTGAGAAAATCGCCTACGGAACAACCTATAAGGAGCTTGTCGAACTCTTCCCAGTTGCTGAAGAAGGTAAGGTCTATCAACCAGGTGATATGTTTGTGATTGAAGATCCTGAACACGTAGAGGTCAACGGTGAAGGGAAACGCATCTTGGTTCAACTTAATAAGGAATTTACATACAACGGCGAGCCTGTCAGCGCATTTGCTACCAATGGCTCTCTCGAGCAAAACGGAACGGGTGTCGCTTGGAAATTTGAAGGCAAAGAATAGGAGGTGTATATGCCAGGATATGAACGATTTCTTGTACAGATTTTCATCACCCTCATCCCTGTGATTGGTCTTTATTTTTCGATGAAAGATAAGGCTACCAAGCAGGAAAATCGTCTAACGATTTTAGAGAAAGACATCGAGAATTTAAATGAATTCAAAAAATCGGCCAACAAACGACTCGATAACCACGATGAGCAAAACAAAGCTATCTTGGTTCTAGCTGAGCAAGTCAAATCGCTTGGTGAGGACGTAAGAGAGCTTAAAAATTTGATTCAAAACAAACAATAAAAAGGAGAATAACACATGATTAACTGGAAAGTACGATTTAACTTAAAAAATAAAACATTCTTATTGCGGGTGGCATTCGCACTAGCTTTGCCAATTCTCGCATATTTTAATCTTAAACTAGAAGATTTGGTTAGCTGGGGAGTCATTTTAGAATTGCTTGGCAAATTCTTTGCAAACCCTTATCTTGTTGGGTTAACGATTGTAAATATTCTAAATATCATTCCAGATCCAACAACTGCTGGGCTTTCTGACAGCAAACGTGCTCTTGACTATCAAGAGCCAAGCGAAGACTAGGAGAGAACAATGAAGAAAAATGACTTATTCATCGATGTATCTAGCCACAATGGATACGATATTACAGGTATTCTGGCTGATATGGGCACACAAAATACAATCATAAAGGTTTCAGAGAGTACAAACTACCTAAACCCTTGCCTGTCTGCTCAAGTGGAGCAATCCAATCCTGTTGGATTCTATCATTTTGCTTGGTTCGGTGGAGACGTGGCAGAAGCAGAGCGAGAAGCACGCTACTTCCTTGACAATGTCCCTAAAAAAGTTAAATATCTGGTACTGGACTATGAAGACCATGCTAGCGGAGACAAACAGGCAAATACAGATGCTTGTATTCGCTTCATGGAACTCCTCAAAGAAAATGGCTATGAGCCAATCTATTACAGCTACAAGCCATTCACGCTCAATAATATCTATTATGAGCAGATTCTTGCGAAATTTCCAAACAGTCTTTGGATTGCTGGATATGGTCTGAACGATGGCGAAGCTAACTTTGAATATTTCCCAAGTTTAGACGGAATTCGTTGGTGGCAATACTCGTCAAATCCGTACGACAAGAACATTGTTTTACTAGATGATGAAGAAGCTAAGCCTAAATGGAAAAGAAATGATACTGGATGGTGGTATGAATACCCTGACGGCTCTTATCCAAAAAAAGAATGGGAAAAGATTGATGGCACCTGGTACTACTTCAACGAGAGAGGTTATTCAATAGCTTCACGCTGGTTGAAGGATGATGGCAAATGGTATTATCTCAAAGAAAATGGAGCAATGGCTATTGGTTGGGTGTTTGTGAATGGCAAATGGTACTATCTTGATGCTTCAGGAGCAATGGTCACTGGCTGGGTTCAATACAAGGACAAACTATACCATCTCAAAGAAGAGAATGGCGAAATGTCTTCAAAAGAACTTGTCAAAGTCGAAGGAGGCTGGTACTATGTCAACGAGGATGGCAGTCGTTCAGATAAACCAGCACTTACTACCATGCCCGACGGTTTAATTGTGACCACAAAATAAAAAACAGAAAACTTTCAAAATAGATTACACAAAGCCGCAGGTTGTTGCCTGCGGTTTTATTGTTTGCTCAAAAGGGGCAAAAAAGGGGCAAAAATGTCGTAAACCTCTGTAAAATGATGTAAAAATTCAACTTTAATCTCGTTTTAAAGCTCTAAAATCCAATGTATTGTAAAATGGTGTAAATTTACGTATCAACTATAACTGTTGTGTGCTCTTTTTTCGTGCTTTTTTCGAATAAATAAGATAAAATAGCCTAGAATAAATGATAATAGAAAAGAGAAAATATGAAAATTCGTGGTTTTGAATTGGTTTCGAGTTTTACAGATGAAAATTTGTTGCCTAAGCGTGAGACAGCGCATGCAGCAGGTTATGATTTAAAGGTGGCGGAACGCACTGTCATTGCTTCGGGAGAGATTGTCTTGGTTCCGACAGGTATTAAGGCCTATATGCAGCCGACAGAAGTGCTCTATCTCTATGACCGTTCTTCAAACCCTCGTAAGAAGGGTCTGGTCTTGATCAACTCTGTGGGGGTTATTGATGGGGATTACTATGGAAATCCTGGCAATGAAGGACATATTTTTGCCCAGATGAAAAATATTACCGACCAAGAAGTGATTCTCGAAGTTGGGGAACGTGTAGTTCAGGCTGTCTTTGCACCCTTCTTAATTGCAGATGGAGATGAGGCAGACGGAGTTCGTACTGGTGGATTTGGATCGACAGGGCACTAAGATGAAGATTATCTTTGTGCGTCATGGGGAGCCAGATTACCGTGAATTAGAAGAGCGTTCTTATACTGGATTCGGAATGGATTTGGCAGCCTTGTCTGAGAAAGGAAGACAACAAGCTCAGGAACTTTGCCAAAATCCCTTGCTACAATCAGCTGATTTGCTAGTAACTTCAGCAGTGACAAGAGCTTTAGAAACTGCATCTTATGTGGTTCGTGCTACTTGCCTTCCTTTGAGGGTGGAGCCTTTGTTACACGAATGGCAAGTTTACGAAAGTGGCATAGAGAATTTTGAAAAAGCACGTACTCTGTTTTTAGAAAATAATGGGGAGTTGCTTCCTAATAGTCCTATTCAGTATGAGACAGCTGAAGAGATGAAGGCGCGTTTTTTGGAAACTATGATAAAGTACCGAGACTACCAGACAGTGCTAGTTGTCGCTCATCGAATGCTCATGCGCCAATTTGTACCAGACGAGAAGATTGATTTTTGCCA